ACGCCTGGCTCACCGCATACGGATCGTCGACGTGGCCCGTATCGCGGTAGTGCCATGCGCCCTCGATCGGAGCCGCGAGCCCGGGCACGAGCGCGGCGGCCTCGGCTTTCGGCAGCCAGTCGGCGTGCACTCCGTGCCGCGCGAGCGCCTCGACCTCGGCGCGCGCGGCCTGCAGGGATCCGGCGCGTTCCACCAGCACCAGGTGGCCGTCCAGGTGCAGCAGGGCGCGCTCGCCCTGTCGGAGAAAGAGATCATCCTTCAGATCATCAGCCTCGACCGGAAGACCGTTCGCGACGTGATGCGGCCGCGCTCGCAGTGGGCCTCGATCAGGCCCGTGAAGCCGCCGTGCAGGATGCGCGTGAGATCACGCGCGATCGCGTCGACGCCGACTGCAGACGGCTGCACTCGGGCCGCCAGCGCGCGCGCCATCAGCCGTCGACCCACAGCTCAAGGAGACAGCGGCACCCAGGATGCGCCGGCGGGCGATCGTGCCCCGAGGGAAAGACCTCGCTCAGGCTGCGGCGCTTCCCGTCGTCGTTGCGCTTGCACGGGCCGATTGGGTTGCCCGCATCGACGGCCTCGTCGCGCGCGGACACCCATTGCCGTTCCACGCGGCCGCCCGCAGCCGCCACCGCTTCGCCGCGCTCCTGCACCAAGTCCCCGACGTACCGCACGGTCTCGGTGCGGGCGATCAGCTTGGCGCGTTGGTCGATCAGGCGTCGGCGGACACGGCCCGCCGTGTGCGCGGCGGCCGCTTCCGTGGCGCCGGCATTCAGCGCGGCACGGCGCGCGCGCTCGACTTGGGCGACTTGGCGCGTCGTTAGCCCCGTGGCCTGGCCGATCGTCGCGATCGCCTCCGGCGTCATCCCCGCATCCGCGATGAGTGAGAGTTGGAGCCGCACGGCGGCGAGCCCTTCTTCTTCGATCTGGCGGATCAGCTCGCCGATTCGCAGGCGGGCGAGCTCGTCGGGCGACGTCTGCTCGAGCAGCGTTTCGGCCAGCGCTTCAGCCACGAGCCGCCGCACGAGCTCGGCTTCGAGTGCGGCAAGCCGCTCGCGCAACCGGGCCAGGAAGCTCGACGGGACGATCCGCACGACCGCCGCCGCTAGCCACTCGGCCGGCGTGAGCAGCTGGCCCAAGCCGACGAGCCCCGAGTGCAGAGTGGGCTGCAGCCGTCGCTGGATCCGCGCCACCGTCCGCAGGTGTGCCACTCGACCGGCTGTCAGCCGGCGCGCCATCAGGGCCGGACCGCGACGACGAGGCGCCGCGTGACGAAGTTGACGTCGGCACCATTCCCGAACACCTCGAAGACATCCGAGCCGGCGAACGACGCCAGCTGCGCATTGAGATCAGCCCCTTCGAAGACCGCGAAGTATTTCCCGGTGGTCCCGCGCTCCGCGGCCGCCTTGCTCAACGTCGCATGGATGGCAGCGCCGGCCTCCGTTGCGGAGAGGAAGAAGGTGAGCCCGGCGAGACCGGTCGCGACCTCGAGCGCACCTGTCGCCGCATTCTTGCGCCGCACAAGTTTCTCGGGCTCGTCATCATTCCCGCCTAAATAGAGTGGCTTGCCTCGATCGGGCATTTAGTTCACCTCCAGACGGACGCGACTAGCATCGGCGACCCCAAAGCGCGCGAGTGATCCGTCGATGAGGACGTATCGCACACCGCTCCCGTCGACGACGTAGAGGGGGAGCGAAACGCCCACCGGTGCAGAGAACGGCAGGAAGTAGGAGGCGGGGTAGCCGCCGGCAATGATCATCCTTGCACCCGTGGCCCGGGATAGGCGAGCTGCGCATCGATGTTGCTCTCGGGCGTGCCGATGGCGCGCACGATCTCCCCGTGTGCGGTCATGAGCTCGGCCCCTGGTGGTGACATGTGCAACCACTCGTCGAACCATTCCCGCGCGTGATCGCAGTTGCGGTAGCTCTCAAACCACGGGCCGCCGAGTGTGTAATGCAGAATCTTGGCCTTCGGGTTCGGCACGTACTCGCCAACCAGCCAGTTCCACTCCAGCGGGAGCGCTCCCACGCGCCCGTCGTCCAGCCATGAGAAGCGATGCAGCTCAAGCCCGGACAGAATGTTCACGCGTGCCGGTGTGAGCGCCTTGCAGCGAACACAGTCGAACACCATGAACGAGGACCAGTTCTTCCGGGGGTAGGGAACATTGATCTGGTTCAAGAACTTCACCGTCGCCGTAGAGGCGTAGTCGTGTTGGCACACGTAGACGGCCGGCTCGGCGGCGTTGCTGCGTAGGCCGCGACTAGCTTGATTGCGCCGCTCCTCCACCCGCGTGCGACGATCCCGCTCGACCACATCCATGACCTCGTAAATGTCGGCCAGGCAGAGCATGTCGGAATCCATGAAGATTGCGTCGCCCTCGTAGTCAGCGAGGTAGGGCACGAGGAAGCGCGTCATGCTGAACTCGGTAGACTCCGTCTTGCCACGCTCGCGCGTGTACAGCCCAGCAGCCCGCAGCGCTGGCTGCACGAGCGGTATGATCGCCACCGGGCCAGAGGCACGGGACAGAATGCTGTGCGCGCAGACGTGATAGGCCACCGGCTCGCGCGAGTCGTACCCGATGAAGATGCGTAGCATCAGCTCCCCCGAAACATGGGTCCGCCACCGGCAGCGGCCGCGTGGCGCAGGTTCACGGCGATGGCCAGCTGAATCAGACTGGTCACCGTGGTCCAGTCCAGCGATACCGCACCACCTGTGCCGGGCGCGGAGGCGACGGCCACCATCGTGGCACCGTTTGAATCCAACCGCGAGCCCGTCCGCCGTGGTCGTGACGCTGATCGAATCAGGGGACGCGGTATCGGTGACCTGCCCGTCGAAGGGGTCCACGGTGTCGATACCATCCACGCCCCGGAATCCGCACGACCACGAATCCACGCTGAAATCTGAGGTTCCAACAAAGACCGTCTGGGCACCGCTCGGAGCCCCGACGAATACGGCCAAGTAGTTGCGTACATCCTGCCCGGCCTCGAAACCTTGGTAGCTCTCGGTCGGAGCTGCGGCGGCAATCGTGGCCGCGATCGTGGGGCTCGTCCCGTGCCACAGCGTGCAGGCAAAGAAGACCGCCGCCGCCGCCGGGATCGTGCGGCTCGCCGAATTAGTCTCACCGTCAAACGTGTAGGTGACGGCGGCGGCGGCGACGAAGCTAGGCACGCGCCCGCACCTTGTACGTGTCGAACAGCGTGGCCGGGGTCGGCTCCGCTACGCCTTGGGCTGGCCCACCGTAGAAATCGAACGGAAGCGGGACGCCGCGTACCATCGGGAAGGTGAGCGTTATGCCGAGCGGCGTCAGGTCTACGTCTCGGTGACTCGCATCGAGCCGCGCGGCGAGCCGAATCGTGCGCAGCGCCCCGCGGGCCGTCGTGATGAGAATGTCGCGCTTCCGTGCACCGAGTGCGACGAGGCTGCCGCGCGTGAACAGCCGGGCGAGGGTGGTCGTCCGAGCAATCGGGCTGTCCCAGCGCCGAGCGTCGTCGTCCGCCACCACGACCTCGAAGACGACCTCGTCCGCCGGATTGCCGGTCGGGCAGCGCGTGAACCGCTCCATGACGATCTCGGCCATCAGGCGTGCCTGCTGATACGCATGTGGTCGTACCAGAAGTAGTCCTGCTCGCTCTTGGTCTCGCCCGACCCACCCCAGGTCGGCGCGATCTTGTGCTCGTCGAACGCATTCGCGGGCCAAGTCACGTCGGTGTAATTGCCCTGCAGCACGTTGTCGAGCCACCACTTCATCGAACTCGGGGACTTCCGCATATACCACTCAATCAGGTGCCACGACCCGAGCGTGATCTCGGTGCTGTTCACGTTCGGATCTAAGTTGCGATTATCACTGGCGAGTTCGGTCGTCGGCCGGAGTAGATGGCTGCCAGCGGTCATCATGATGAACACCTGCCCACCAGCGCCGCCGCCGCCTAAAAACTGGAACGTGATCTTATTCCCGGCCGAATGGTCCTGCCACGGACTGCTCGCCTTCCAGTAGAACCCGATGTAGAGCTCGTTCCCGCCGCCGACATCCAGAAAGAGCGTCCCCGGATCATCACCCCCGGGGAAGCCGATCGGGTAGCTGTACTGCGCGACGAAACTCGGCGACTGTGGGGCCGCGCCATCCGACGTGCGAGAAATGTTGCCGCTGTTGTTGATGAACCAGCCCGAGGAACCGACGGGATCGCCAGCGCCCGGGTTCGGCATCACATCGCTAAAGCCGTACTCGTTGACGAGCGTGAAGCCTGCCGGCTCGTTGGGGAAACCGCTGAAACCACCCATCGGGGCGCGCACCATGAGCCCAGGCGTCAGCACCATCAGGCCACCTGCGTGATCTTTGGACCGACGACGAACAGCAGCTCGGGGCCGACCTGCTCGACCTTCCCGATCGTGAAGAACTTTCGCAGCCGCTTCTCCCACCACTTGCGCGGCTGCTGGATCAGATGCGTGTTCCGTCCATCGGGGAGCGTCTTCTGCGCCGGCCCGGTGTGGATGACGAAGAAGCCGGCCAGCCGCACGACGCGCCGGAGATCGTAGAGCACGTAGAGCAGCTTGTCGGGCTCGATGTGCTCGAGCACGTCCGTGCAGACTACGATGTCCGCCGGTTTCGGCGACTCGTCTTTGCCCGCGATCGCCGGGTCGTACTCCTGAATGTGGAACGGCAGCGCCTTGGCGAGCCGCCCCTTCCCGCACCCGTAGTCCAGCACGTCCTTGGTCTTGAGCGCGGTGCACATCTTCAGGACGTTCTCGGCGTGCTTCTCGCCGCCCACCCCGTAGGCCAGGTTCCGGTCGTGGAGCTCGGCGTTCAGCCGCCGGTACTCGGGCGAGATCAGCGCCTCTTTGATGAACGCGACGAGCTGCAGGGACCGCTTCGCCGCATCGACCGACACGATCGAGTGCCGCACCAGGGCCTGCGTCAGACCTTCCCCGTAGAACTTGGCCCGCACGGCCGGGAGCTGCGCGAGCTCATGGATCGTCTGGCGCGCCGCCTCGAGCATCGCCGGCGTGGTGAGGTAGACCGTCCCGGACCCCTCCGGGTATTCGCACTCGGCGTATTTCTGCTGCGTGTAGGGGTGCGCCGCCGCATGGCGCACGTCGCCGCGGGCGCAGCCGTCGAGACCGAAGATGTGCAGCTCCGTGTAGCCGAGGAAGGCGGCGAGCGCCATCGCTCGGAGCCCCACGTCACACCCGCCCAGGACCGCCCACTCCCCAAACGGCAGGACGCGCTTGCCTTCCTCGGTCCCGTCGAACACATGCCAGAGCAGGACATGGTCGGCAAAGAGCTGTGGACCGAGTCCCGTCTCGAGGTGGTCGAAATACTCCGGCGCGCAGGTCGAGGCCGCGAGGTAGTGTACGGCCGGGTGCGGCGGCCCGAGCAGGCCGACCTTGTGGGCGCGCGGGTCGACCTCGACGTGATAGGTCGGCACGATCCCGCGCTCGAGCAGGAACTTGTGCGAGCCCGAGCAGGTGATCACGTGCGGGAATTGGCGGACGAGCTCCCACGTGTCCGTCAGGCTCGGCCCGAACCCGACGACGGCGACGGCGGTCTTCGCGCGCGCCGCGCGTTGTTCCGCAGTGGGCTCTTGGAGCCGTCCGACGCCGCGCTTGAGCGCGCGGGCGATCTGCTCGTCGCGCAGCCACATCGGCGCCGCATATGTCACGTGCTGCTTCTCGTCCGCCTTGAGCGTCCGGACCGCCAGCGTGGCCGTCACTTGAGGCGCCGGATCCGTAGGTATGATCCGCGGAGGGGGCTCATCACCGCCGTGTTCACGCTGGTTGCCATCTGGAGTTGCACAACGCCGGTCGTCGAGACGAGCATGACCCCGCGGAAACGGCACAGGTGCGACGCGCCGGACCCCATCAATGTCGAGATCACGACAGCCCCCGAGTTCGCCGGACCCCATTCGCCGTGATAGAAGCTCGAGAACGAACTGGCGGCGGCACCGGCGAGGAGTGACGTCGAGCCTTCGATGTGACCGCCGCCTTGATTTAAGGCCGGGAACGTGAGCCCGAACTTGACGACGTTCGCGGGTGCGCTGAACAGCACGTCCGCATCGAGCTCGTAGAGCACCCCCGCACTCACCGAGACCGAAAGGCCGCTGATGTTCGTGAGCCCTGTCGCCGAAATGCTCTGCACCACGCTGACCATGGCGAGCGCAGCCGCGCTGCTGCCGCCAGGGACGGCGCTCAGCCGGTTCGAGATGGC